GGTCTCACTGCTTTCGCCCTGGCGCGCTGCAATTAACGCGCCGCTTTTTTCCGCCTGCACTTCGGGGGCAATCAACTGACTACCGGCAAACAGGCCCGCTGTACCGAGTCCCAGGGCCGCCGCACTGGCGTTACGCGCACCGGCGACGATCTCCCGGCCCCGTTCGTAACGCGCCCGCACGGCATTCAGCCGGGCCTGTTGCTGGCTGACCCGCGCAAGGGCGGCGCGCTGGCGCTCCATCGTTTCGGTGGTCTGCGCGATATTGCCGCGTAACTGGCGCTCGGCGGCTGACAGGTTGCGCGTGTCGATACCAGCCTGTTGCAGTGCGCCGCGCTGATTCTGCACCGACAGGCGCAGGCCGTTGAACTTCGTTTGCAGTTCCGCCGCGCTTCGCCTGGCATTTTCCAGCGCTTTAACCTGCGCATTCGTCGGGTTGGCGGTGTTGCGCATCTGGAGCGCCAGCGCGGCGGCCTGCGCTTTTGCCTGCTCAAGCGCATTGCCGGTGACCGCAAGCTGGGCGCTTGTTTTGCGAAAGCCCTCAATCTGACGGGCGCGGGCGTTCAGCTCTTTGAGCTCATTCTGTGACCCGCGAATTTCACCGGAAAGGGTGCGGCTTGCCGCCTGCACCGCTTTAAAGGGTCGCGATGCCTGGTCTACCGCCCTGAGTAATACCTGTAATTTAACGTTATCGCTCATTGGTGTGTCCGCTTCGCTGGAGCGCCTTTTCGCGCCATATGACGAGCTCGGTCAGGCTCAGGGGATATAACTCTGATGGCGGCCAGTGGAAGATCACTGCAATATCCGCCATCAGGTCATCGACCGTCAGTTTTACCGGGAAGCCTGTTCCGAGCTCGGTGACAAAAAACCGACCACCTGACCGGCCAGAGCGATTAAATCGGGCAGCTCCAGCGCGGCGACTTCCTGCTCGGTCAGCGACGGGGCAGTCATGCGCGGCAGCACTTTAATCAGCGCGTCGACTTCGGAGTTGGCCACCGCCGCCAGGCTGACGCCGCGAAGCGTACCGGCAGTGGGTTTTATCAGGGTGATGTCGTTAATCACCTGCTCGCCACGTTTAACGGGTTTTTCCAGGGTCACTACGTTTTCTTTGCTCATGGGATTCTCACGATTAAAAGTCGGGAATTAACCGGCCAGAACCCGCTGGCCGGTGTTTAATTACAGGCCGATATTGCGGCGGTGCTGTTCCAGCCGGTCGACACCATTCACCTTCTCAATCATGTTGATGGTGTCGATTTCGATCAGCTCCTTTCCGTTAAGCTCAAGGCGGAAATAGGTACACGTTACTGAGATTTTCGCCTCGGTGTCCTCGCCCTGTTTCGCCTCGCCGGTGTCAATTTCTTTCTGGCGGCCACGCATGACCACCTCTACAGGCACCGTTTCGCCGTTGTCGTCGCGCTGGTAAGAGCCAGAGAAACGGATCGGCACGGCGTCGGCGTTCGTGGCACCGTACAGCCCCCAGATAACCTCATCGGGGAAACCGCCGAGTGACCACTCCATCGACAGGGCATCGTCATCAAGACCGAGATCGGCCGGCGCGACGCCATTCATCCCGGCACCCCGCCAGTTTTCCAGCTTGCGGGTCAGCTTCGGGAGGGTGACGGAGGCCGCCACACCCTGATAGCTGTAGCCATCAAGGAACACATTCATAAACTTAAGTTTGCGCGGCATTGCCATTTAAAAGGCTCCTTACTTGCTGTTGACGGACGAGACCAGGTTAGCCAGATACTTGTCGGTAATACGCTGGCGCAGGGTCAGGTTTTCCAGTGGCGGCACCGGCGTGTAGTCATAATCAATAACCAGTTTCCCGGCCTTGAGGCTTTCGGCATCGTTGGCCCCTTCATCAAACCAGCAGGTCGCATCCACGATGTAACCGCCGGTTTTCAGCTCGCGGAATTTGGCATTGATACCGTCAACAACGTCGCGGATTAACGTTGCGGTAACGGGTTTATCGACCGCCCACATATGCGCCTCAGCCATCGTGTCAGCGATAACCTGCGCGGTGCGGGTGTAGTTCTCAAACAGGAACAACGGATCGTCAGAACAGGTGCGGTTGCCCCAGAAGCGGAAACCATCCTTTCGGATAAGCGTAGTGACGCCCGCCTCGTTGAGCAGGTCGGCATCGGTGCCCGGCTCCTGCAAATCCCAGAAGACAGACGCACTGATGCCGGTTGCGCCATTCACGCCGACGTTTGACAGTGTTTTATGCCAGCCCTGCTCCTGGTCGATTTTGGCTCGCAGACCCAGCGCGCGTGCGGTTGCATGGGCTGTAGTGGTCGCGTTTGCCACGGTATCCCACGCGAGAAAGTCCGGCCAGATGACCATCAGCTCACGCTGGCTGAAGTTGTCGCGGTATGCGATGGCCTCCGAAAGGGTTTTACAGCCCCACGCGCTGATGTAACCAAAGGCGCGCAGCTTCTGGCAGACCGGCGCGAGCGCCGTCGCCACCTCAAGGGTATCGAGACCCGGCACGCCGAGAATACGCGGCTTAACGCCGGTGACCGCTTCCGCAGTGAGCAGGGCTTTCAGGCCGGTATATTTACCGTTTTCATCCGTGGTGCCGATGATGTTAGAGACCGTCTGCGCGAGGGCCTCCTGCGGGTCGTCGCCGGAACCCTCTTCAACGCGCACCACAACGGTGACGGGTTTTGACTGGTCGGCAATGGCCTGCAATGCACTTGCCAGCGTGCCTTTTTTCCCGGCTTTGGCGATGGCGCTTTGCACGCCGGTAACCAGTACCGGTGTATTGAGAGGAAAGGTCGCGGGGTCGGCATCGCTGGCTGTGCAGACCATGCCGACAACCGCGGTCGAGACTGTGGAAATGACGCGCGTGCCGTCGTTGATTTCTAAAACCTGCACGCCGTGATGAAAGTCACTCATCCGTTTAACTCCGTAGTTAAGGGGTGAGTGTCATTCTCCTGATACCATAAAAGGCCGTCGAATCATCAGCGTTCGGCGATGGCTGGCACAACCTGAGACAGACTAAACGCGCTGATTATCAGCCCTGTGGGGTGCGGTTCGGTTAGAGAAGGGGCTGAGCGGAGGAAATAAAAAATCCCCACACCGGGGGATTTCCATTGTCAGTACATATAGCTCCCGGCGGAGTTAAGCAACGCGCTGCATTCAACTTCCATTGAGTAATACGCCTCCGGGGCATCCGGGAAGGTCAGAACCAGATACATCATAGACAACCCAACCGGGTACGCATTTTCAGTAATGATATCGGGTGTCGCCGGATCACTGAAACCATACTGAATGCTCGTTGGGGTAAGGCAGTTCGCCGCTGTTTTATAGGTCGATTCAACGGCCAGCGACGCCCCTAAGGCCGTCGTGACGGTATACGCCACGAGTTTATGTATCCCTTCATACGTTGCGCCCCCTGACGACTTTCGGGTGAGGATACTGATATCCAGTTTCATATTGTCATACCAGTACCCCCATTCCTGAGACTGCCGGTATAGCCCCTTCGGCAAAGGGATATAAACCTTATTCGGCATTTTTTCTGCTGGGGCTAAGACTCTCATCGGGCTATCCAGTGGCACAACGGGGCATCTGAATACGACCACTTCTTTTTTAGCAGGCATGACGCCACTGTTATCCTGCGCCGTCTCCTCTGGTGTGCAGGGTTCAATGATGATTTCATTGAGGTATACCGCATCGGCGTTTTCCACATTCTGCCGGAAATAAATCGTTTTCCAGCCCCGCCCAATCAGGCCACCAATCCATGATTTATAGCCCCGTGGCCGAACTGCAACCTTATAATTTTTAGTTTCAGCGATGCTGCGTGGATAAAATTTAGGTACCGCTTTATTTACGGCCTCAAGCCCGGAGATGGTTGTCAGCGGATCGCTGATATGAACAGTCGCCCCGTTTAAAATCCCAATGGCATAGACATTTGCCGCTTCACCATCAAGATAAAAACTGAACGAGTGTATGCCATCCTGACTGGCTGCCAGCTTACCGGTCTGCCCGTTCCACGCGTATGACGTTGCTTCCGACGTCGTTAAAGATGCGCCACCTGCCATATGCCAGCCGATACCCTCCGTGGTTCTCCCTGGCTGCTGCATGGCGACAGCACTGATACCACGCACCGGGCGAACCCAGCACCCGGCCAGAATAAATGCTGCGACTGCATCACCGTATTTGGCATAGCCCGCCGCGTTAAAGTGGGTCGAATCACTGTAAACTTCCGCATAACGGCAATACTGATGCACACCTTCGCTTTCAAATACCGGGCATCCGTAGGATTCTGCCAGGCCGCGAATATACTGCGTAAAACGTGCGCCACCGGCGTTGGCGTTGTTGAAGGTCTGCGCTGTGGCCGTGTGGATCACCACGCCATGCCCCCACGCAATATACTGGCGAATAAGTTTTTCCATATATTCGCCGTACTGCTCGAAGGTCGCATTAAAGCGCCCGGCGGCATCATTGATGCCCAGCATGATATGAACGACATCACCGCCGGGATTTTCCGGCCACCGCTCAAAACACTGCTTTGCCGTGTCACCACTGTAGCCCCGGTTAATCACCGTCACCGCGCTTTTTGTTAACAGATTAAGCCTGTCATACAGACGCCCGGGATATTGCACCGGCGCGCGCGTAGTGGTGTGCCCTTCCAGCGCCGGTAATTTGTCAGCGGAGAACGCGTCGTAACCATACGTAATGCTGTCGCCCACACAGACAATGGTTAATGCCCTGTCAGTGCGTAATTTATTATAAGCCGTACCGAGCTGGCGTCGATTTCGCAGCGCATAGACCGGGGCCGATAAATCATAAAGCGCGCTGTCAATGGAGGCGCTTTGCGTCGCCACCACAATCAGGTTTTTCACTGTCTCTGTGGCATCATCGACATAGCTTTTGGTTGCCAGCACCACGGACGGATCGACTTTCAGCTCAACATTACTCACGCTGGAAACAATCAGTACAATGCGCACTGTCAGGGTGCGTCCGCTCCCTTCCTGGAGAAGGGGCTTATACGTTTCTGCACAACTCGCCACGGCAACCAGTGAGCCGTCTGCATCGTAGAGCCCGATTTCGCGTATCCAGAACCCGCCCACGCTTTCCGGGATAACCTGGTCAACGAAAATCTGATTTTTGTTAACCTTATCCGCCGCCAGTTGATTGACCGGTGCGCGGCGCAGTTCGTTGACCAGCTTAGTCTGGGTTGCCTCCGGTACCGGCAGCGAGCCCCCACCGTCGCCGACGGCCATATCGGTAATGTTCAGCTTTTTTCCCTGTGCCGTTGCCTGCGCGAGTTTTTCGGCACCGATTTGGGTCAGAATGGCAAAATATTTTGTTGTCATAGTTTAAAACTCACGTTGTCAATTAACAGGACCGCACTGCCCACTGAGGCATCACCGCCGGTTTCAATTTCATCAGGCATCCACGCATACACCGTCAGCGAGTCGCCCACGTAACAACCGAGACTGACGGGCACAGCCCCTTTCACTTCCTGCGTCAGCGATATCCCTGTCAGATGCCTGGAGCATGGCTTAACGTCATTAATGAGCCGCTCCAGCTCCTGATAGGCATCCTCCGTTATTCCCTTACTGCCGATACCAATCGTCACCCGGAAGGTTCCCGGCACGCCGCCGGACTCAAACCATTCCGTCAGCCCGAGAAACGCGCCGAAGGGCTCAACAACACGACGCACCGCGCCAGTGGTTCCTTTATGCTGATGAATAAAAAACGCATCCCTGATCACCTGGCGTTTCACTTTCTCCGGCCAGCTTTCATCCCAGCGGTCAACGGAAAATGCCCACGCAAGCCAGGGTAAAAGCTTCTCCGGGCAGGTTGCGGGGTTCCACAGGTCACGCAGCGGCACAGGCACGCGCTCAATGTCTGAGGCTGTACGTGCTGCGGCCACCTCAAGCACCGTCGAGCCGACCGGGAGCAGGCGGTTATCACTCATCATTACCCCCTGCGGTAAGGGTGTAACTGGTGCACCAGGATGCCTGGTGTTTACCGAGCACGATGTCAGCCGCCGGGGCCGTCAGCTCAACCCGCTGCACCCCTTCAACATGCAGCGCGGCATAAATGGCTGACCGGCGGATGTCGCGACCGAGCCGGTGCTGGGCGCTGATGTATTCCTTAAGTCGTTGCTCTGCGGCCTCCCGCACCGGTTCGGACTCCGGGCCGGGATAGAAATACAGCGTCGCGTCCACCGTATACGGCACCATGACAGCGCTCTGCACGGTCACACGGTCACCCACCGGGCGCACGTCTTCGGCGTTGAGTGCTTTTTCCACCACGGCAAGCAAACCGGTGCTGGCCGTGCCGTCACCCTCACGCGACAGCACGGTAATGGTCACGCAGGCCGGGGTCGGGCTGACCACAGAAATATCCGCGACCCGTCCGTCGGCGCTGCGTCCGTGATATTCATACGCACCCACCGGCCCCGCCACGGAAAGCCCTTCAAATGCCTGTTGCGCCCGCAGGCGCAAATCGGTATCGGACTCCATGACCGCCGGTGTCGGCGGGATGGTTGAATCATCCTCCGGGGTGATGGTCAGTCGCGGAGTATTGTTGTTCGCGGCCATCACGTCAAGGTCAGCATCGGCGGAAAAGGCGAGCGTGGTCGCCAGCGCCGCCTCGTTGACACGCTGACGCCAGAGCATTTCGCGGTAGGCGTTTTCCTCAAGGAATTTGGTTAACGGGTCGGACTCCAGCGCCAGTACACGCGCGACAGCCTCCTGTTGCTCCGGGGGAAACAGGGAAATCAGCGTCGCTTTTCGTTCCGCGAGGATGGTTTCGAAGTCTGGCACTTCAACCACATCCGGCGCGGGGAGCTGGTTTAGGTCGATGATCGGCATGATTTCAACTCACTGGAATTGTTAATGAAAGGCTCTCGCCGGTGTCCTTATGCTGGCCGGTCAGGTTAACGATCATATTCCCGTCAAACTGGCGTTCAGTGGTGATGGCCGTCAGGGTGATGCGCGGCTCCCATTTCAGAAGCGCCATGTAACACGCCACTTTGATTTGCAGCTCAAGCGCCGGGGTCTGAGGCTGGTCAATCATGGCGGATAACAGCGAGCCATAATCACGACGCATCACCCGCGACCCGACAGGGGTGCGCAGAATATCGCCCACACTCTGACTGATGTGCTCCGCGTCCGTGATGGCCCGTCCGGTGTTACGGCTCATGCCGAGATAACGTGCGGTCATCGTGTGCCCTCCGTCCAGTTTCCACCACGCTGCACACCGCCGTGATCGTGGTCGTCAACCTGCACACCGTTGGACGTAAATGCCCCGCCGCTGTGCTCAATATTGCCGCTCATCTTCCCGCCCTTCTGCACCTCAAGCGTTGCAGTGATCAGCTTGTTGGTGCAGACCACTTCCGGCGAGTCGAGCGTGACGCGGGTCGATGCTTTCACCATCACCACCGGCACGGTTGCCGTGATGGATTCTGACGCGGTGACGTCAGCGGTTTTAATGCCGCTTACGGTCAGCGCGCCGGTTTCCGGCTCGTACTCCATCACGGCGCCATCCGGGAACGACACATGCCAGGCATCAGCCGAGGCCGACGGCGCGGCATGGTCATCCGAAAAGATGGCGGGCAGCACAAACGCGGTGTCCAGCTCGCCGCCAATGGCGAGGATCAGCACCTGCTCACCCACAGAGGGAGCCCACCATGTACGCGAGCGCCCGGCCCGGTGCGTCAGCCACTGGAGCCAGTCGGTATAAATGCCGCCGGTCTGCACACGGCAACGACCGGCGCTAAGGTCGGTTTCGACAATGACGCCGGTGCGTATCATGTTGCGAAGTGCGCGGGCGAGTTCCTGGATAGTTGAAAGTGTGTTCATAGCGGAAAGAATGCCGCCGGGCAGATCCGGCGGCAATGCGGGCGAGTTTTGTCATTCATGGCACAACTACCCGGCAAGATGATGAATGATGGTAGTTTCAATAATCTGCCGGTCAGACTCAGAAAAGCCGAGTAACGGGCGCACAGGGTACAGCACGGCCTGGCTGTTCTGGCCGGGCTTATCACGTAACCCGTACTGATGTACACGCGCAATACGCTGCACCTTACCGGTAAACTCCACCGCCGCCGCGCTTTCGTCGCCACGGGCTTTCATATAGCGACTGGTGCGCAGCTTCGCGAACATCTCGCGCTTAACCCGGCCTTTTTTCCCCCTGATGGTCTGCGGGCGTCGCTCCTCGTAGGGCGTGCCATCCGGCGCACGCTGCGCCTTAATCCGCTGTTGCTGTTGCTGGCGCAGGGTCTTCGCAATTTCAGCGCTGAGATTACGACGCCCCGCCGGTGACAGGGCGGCAATCAGCGCGGCGAGCCGGTTTTCAAACGGATTTAACTCACTCATTCCATTCACTCACCAGTTCGTCACGCATCCAGAGTTCCATCGGGCGAGTGACCGGCTCCGGCGGTGCCGGTTCCGGGATATTGTCGATATGCAGCGCCGCACCGACCTGTTTCACCATGGTGCGCTCGGTCAGCATCAGGCTGATACTGATATCGACGGAGCTGTCATTATTGAGATCCGCAATCCACGTAAAGCCCTTTTTGCGTCCCTCGTCGGTGGTCATGATGTCGGGCTGATGCTCACGCAGCCACGCCAGCACCGGGACAAGCAGTAAATCCAGCTCGCCGGTGAAGTCCGTCACCACCACGTTAAGCATGTATCGCTTCTCAAATGACAGCGACGTCGCAAGCGTGGAGGCAATCTGACCGTTATCCACATAGAGGCGCAGCATATCGGGATTGGTACGCAGTACCGGCACCGCATCAGTTAGGGTTTTGCGCAGACTGTCGGGCTTCAGCATGTAAATCGTCCTGACACTGTTTGACGGCTTCAACCTGTTGCGCGCAGCTCTCCAGCGCGCGCTCAAGGTTACGGATATCGGCGCTTAAATCGCCGTTACTGCGCGGATCGCTCCCCGGCATCGGGCACAGGCTCACCACCGGGCAGGCGTTCCAGACAACTACCGGCGGAGGCGCAGGCGGCGCGGTGGTGCACCCGACGCACAGCATCAGGCAAATCAGCGCTGTACCAGCGGCGAAAGGCTTCATTTTCATTAAGTAACCTCGTGATGGTTTGCTCACGCCTCACCGCCCGGTCACCGGCGGCGGCCAGTTTCTGGCGCAAATCCACCTGCGCCCGTTCGTTTTTTTCCGCCCTGACGGCCACGACCTGAAGCTGATTTTTCAGCATCCCGACTGTGTTTTTCAGTTCCCCGGCGACGCGGTTCGCTTTTTCAAAAGACCGGGCAAGTTTGCCGTTTTCATGATGCAGCCACAGCCCGGCCAGCACGGCCAGAACCAGCAATACCACTAACGTTTTCATGATGCCCCCTTAAGGCAGTAAGCCCGCTCACGCGCGCGGCGGTTTTCCAGTCCTTTGTTTTTCACACCATTGACATAAACCCAGCGTGATAACTGATCACACGCCTGCGCCCATTGCTGACGGTTGATAAAGCCGACCAGCGTCGAGCGACAGGCCGCGCCGGTGCCGACGTTAAAAGCGAAGCTGACCAGCGCGTCGTAAACCGGCTGCGGCATCTTCACCGGCGCGCAGACTGTCAGACGCCGCTCGGTGTTCAGTACATCCGCGACCAGATTCGCCGCCGCCTCGCGCTCGGTGATGTCGCGAACAGGTACGACCCCCGCAGTGTGGCCGATGCCCGATGTCCATACGCCCGCGCTGCACTGGTAGGGACGCAGGCGGCATCCCTCAAGGTCGGCAATCAGTGCCAGACCCTCCGGCGAGGTATGGAGCAGACGAAAGTCGGGCACCAGTGCGGCCAGCGCCAGCACGGCGGCCACACTGCAACGCTTAACGAATGATTTCACGGGTCACCTCCCTGTCGATGCGCATCTCGGTGAGATAACGAAAGGTTTTCCGGCGATACCAGAAGTTAACCAGCGCGGTGAAGATGGCGCAGGCCGCACCGACCCAGAAGGCGAAACGCTCCGGGGTCTGGGTGCCGAACCAGGCAAGCAACACCGACAGCCAGTAGGTGATAAAGGTGGTGAATTTTTCCATTGTCAGTCCCACAGGTTGACGGTCTCCGTGACCGGCGAGGATTGAACGTCAGGGAGCTCGACGGCGGTGCCGTGTGGCAGCAGCGCCCCGAGCTCAGCCAGACCCGGATTAGCCAGAAGCACCGCCTCAACAACCCCGGACGTGCGCCCGTAATGGCGGGCGCAAATCTGGTCGAGGGTGTCACCCTGCTCTGCGTAAACCTTCATATCTGGCTCACGATGCAGCGCGGTTTATCCTGAAGGCGCGCCACCGACCAGCGCATGTCGCGCCATAAATCGTCGATGGTGGTGTCGATGCTGTCGGCTTTCTTGTCGCCTTTTGCGCTCGCATCCACGCCGCGATAACGCTCGTACAGGGTGGCGGTGGTCATCGCACAGACCGCGCTCAGGTAGTGGAAAACCCGCTCGCTTTCCCCGTCGATTTTCTCCGCCGGGACGTCGGCAAGCTGCGTAAAGCCTGCGGCCATTTGCAGCGCCCGCCACTCGTACAGCTCCGCGTTGGTTTCCGCGATACCGGTCTTAATGGCGCGGCGCAGCCGGGCCGGGGGCACGGTCTGCTCCAGGCGCATCAGCTCGCGTACCCGAACCGGATCGACATCGGGAAAGAAAAAGGTGTTTTTAATCACCGGTTCGTCGCCCGCCGGGGGCTGGACAATCACCGTGCTGCCGTGCGGTTCGTTCTTGTTAATAATCAGCGTCATCATGACTACCTTTTAAAAGGGTGGGCGGTGGACGCCGGTGTCAGGTGAGGTTAAAAACCGCCTTTGCCGACGTGCCGCCCGGCGCGGGGCGCATTCTGTTAACTGGTGATTTTTTTTGGTCGACCACGTTTCGCTGGCGTCGCGCTTTTCGGCTTACGCGCCCGCGTGGTGGTCTTTTTAAGCGGTGCATCCGGCTTCGGTCGCAGCTCACGTGTCAGCCGCTCGATGTCCTTTTTCACCCCGGCGAGCCGGTCGAGCTGCATCGCCCGTTCAAGATGAGTAAGCGCGTCGGCAGGCTGACCGCCGTCACGTAACACCACACCGGTGATTTTGTGCAGCTTCGCGCGTACCGGGTCAGGCATGTCGGCGGTATCCGTCAGCGCAATCGCGTCATGCAGCAGCGCCACGTCGACCGGCTCACCGGCGGCCTGCGCACGCATGGCGGCGAGTGCCACCTCCTCAGCGAATAAATACGCCGGGGTGCGCTTGTGTCTGCCCGGCATGGTCAGGCCATAGCGCAGGGCATAGCGGGCGATATCCAGCGCACCGGCAATGTCACCGGCATCGAGACGCCACAGCATGACCGTCATCAGAATGTCGTCCTGGTTGCCTTTACCCTCCGTCAGCACACCGCTGACCCACGGCGCATAGAACGGCAACAGCTCGCGCTTTTTCGCGGCCTTAAGCTCAGTCGAAAAGATGGTTTTTAACGTGCGTTGATCTGCGGCCAGCTTAACCAGCATCTGCTCGTAGGCGGTTGCATGGCGCAGCGGGTTGTCGTCCCGCTGCGCGGTGCTGATGGCCGAGACCCGCATCATGTGACGCTGTGCGGGGCTCGTCATGGGTTACGCTCCGCCGTTTGCCGCTGCGAATTTGCCGACCTTGACGTTTTCCACCAGGCAACCGGCGGCGTAATCTTCAACCACGTAATCAATGTTCATTGATTCGTAGTTTTCCACGCGGTCGCGCTTCGGGTTTTCCGCAATAACCCGGCGGTGGCTTTCGTCCATAAAGTAGATGGACAGGTTATCCAGGCGGGTGATCAGCATCGCGTCCGCCGGGAAGAACGGCACACGCACTGCCGGTAAATTACCGATGCGCTTCTGGCTGACAATCACGTCAGCGGCCAGCATTTCGGTATTTGCCTGGGTCTGGTTAACGAGCGGAAAATATTTATCGGCCAGCAACTGACGGCCAACAATCACCACCAGATCGGGGTCTTCCTGATACCACGGCGCAATCAGATTGTTGGTGGCGTCCATCACCACGGCGTCGAGGTTGGCATAATCCCCGTTTTCACCCACGCGGATCACGGCAGACACCACCGCGCCTTTATCATCAGTGACGTTGCTCATGACACGGGCCGGGGCTTCACTGCGGTATTTCTGCAACCAGCCCACCGCGACATCCTGCAACATCGGGTTAGTGGCACGGTCTGAGGTGGGCGCACGGCGCACACCGTTAAAGCCCGCCATGATGAAATCCAGCGCCTGACGCTTGATGATGGCGTTACGGATACGCAACTGGAAATCCTGGAAACGCGCCCACAGGTCGAGGGTTTTATAGCGCAGATGGAAATCGAAGTTGACCTGATCGCATTCGTATTTATTGGACTCCAGTTGCGTGAAGTCCTGGGTCTGACGTTCTGCGGTGGTGGTGTCGGTGGTGCTGGCAATGGAGCCGGTCACACCCACGCCGACTTTTTCGCCTTTCAGTTCATTCACCGGCACGATGTTGATACGGGTCAGGAAGTCGGACGACTCCTGCACAGTATCCATCAGCGACTGCGTGACGGACGGGTTAACGCTGAATTTTTTGTCGATATCGCCGACGTCGATGCCGTTCAGCTCGGCGATGCGGGACAGGTAGGCATTAAATTTAAAGCGGGTTTCTTGGCGCATGGTGTTTCCTGAAAAAAAGTTAGTCGGGTTTTACTGCACTGACCTGAAAGCGCCGGTCAGCAGTTCGTCAGCATTTCGTCACCACCGCCGCCGGTGCTCAGTTTGCGGCGCGGCTGATGCTGGCTTTCGGTGTGGTCGAGTGAGGTTTTAAGCTGATTAAACTGCTCGCTGACTTCCCCGGTCTGGCGGGTTACGTCCTGCTTAAACGTGGAAAAGGCCATTTCCATTTCTGTCAGGCGCTGTTCAGTGGCGCTGAGACTGGTCTGCACGTGCTCGCTGACCACCGTCACGGCTTCATGCACGTCAGCAAAACGGGCGTCGTCGCTGGCCTGTTTGCGGCCAAAAATGGCTTTCACGGTGTCGCTCAGTTTCGCGAACACGTTTTCCGACTGGTCTTCAAATTCCAGCTCCGCCAGGGTGGCGACAGAAATCAGGTTTTCCGGGCTGGTTTTAAAGCGGTTAAGCGGATTGGTTTTCGCGGTGCGGCAGAATTCCAGGTATTCGGTGCCGAGGCTTGCCGGATCGTCAGTGACGGCGAGGCCAACCAGATAGCATTTGCCGGTATTGGCAAAATTCGGCTGGATTTCCATTGAGGTGTAAACCTTCTGGCCCTTGCTCACCATGTCGACCAGGTTGTCGAGCGGGGCGATTTTCCCGAACAGCGCCCATTTGCCGTTAAGCGCGGAATCGTCTTCAATCTGTTCCGCCTTAAGCTCGACCACATCGCCGTAACGGCCAAACGCACCGTCAGGGTAAATACCGCGCAGGTGTTCGAGGTTGATACGACAGCCGTAGACGCGCGGGTCAAAACTGGCGGCCATTTCCTGGAGATCCGTGGCGCTGATAACGCGACCGTCGCAGGTGTCGCCCTCAACGCCGATACGGAAGAATTTTGAAACTTTTTTTGCCATCGTCAGGAGTCCTGATTGTTGGTGAAGATTCACGGTTAGGTCGGGGTTAGTTTCCCGACACCGCCCCGCCCCCGCCATCAAACCCGGATGGCTTATCCCCCACACAACAGCGCCCTGGCGAATCGCTGACCGCGCTTAAGTAGCCTTGCCCTGAATCAATGAGGCGAGGCATTCATGACCATCACCACCGACACCACGCTGTTACATGATCCACGACGACAGGCCGCACTCCTGTACTGGCAGGGATTTTCCGTGCCACAAATCGCTGAAATGTTACAGACCAAACGCCCGACCGTTCAGAGCTGGAAGCAGCGCGACGAATGGGACTTAACCGCGCCATTAAACCGGGTAGAAAGCACATTAGAGGCGCGGCTCATCCAGCTTTACGCCAAGCCGGAATTAACCGCGCACGACTTTAAGGTCGCGGACTTTTTATCGCGTCAGATGGAGCGGCTCGCCAGGGTAAACCGCTACGGCCAGACCGGTAACGAGGCGGATTTAAATCCCAACGTGGCGAACCGCAATAAGGGTGAGCGCCGCAAACCGAAAAAGAACTTTTTCAGCGACGAGGCCATTGAGAAACTCGAAGAGATTTTCCTCGAGCAGTCTTTCGACTATCAGCTTGAGTGGTGGCGTGCGGGGCTGGCGCACCGCATCAGGCACATCCTGAAATCGCGACAGATTGGCGCGACGTTCTATTTTGCACGTGAGGCACTGTTACAGGCGCTGAAGACCGGCCACAACCAGATATTTTTGTCGGCCAGTAAGACGCAAGCCTATGTATTCCGTAAATACATTATCGCCTTTGCCCGACAGGCTGGCGTCGAGCTTACCGGCGACCCGATTGTGCTCGGCAACAATGGCGCTGAGCTGATGTTTCTCGGTACCAATGCCAACACGGCACAGAGTCACAACGGCGACCTGTATGTCGACGAAATTTTCTGGATCCCCAACTTCCAGAAACTGAAGCGCGTCGCCGGGGGCATGTCGTCACAGGAGCATTTACGCACGACCTATTTCTCGACCCCCTCATCGCTGGCACACGGTGCTTACCCGTTCTGGTCGGGTGAGCTGTTCAACAAGGGACGCTCAGACAAGAGCGAGCGCGTCGATATCGATATCAGTCACGCCGCACTCGCGAAGGGCGTCGCCTGTCCTGACGGTCAGTGGCGACAGATTGTCACCATCGAGGACGCACTCGCCAAAGGGTGCACCCTGTTCAACATCGATACGCTGAAGCGCGAGAACAGTGTCGATGAGTTCCGCAACCTGTTTATGTGCGAATTCGTCGACGATAAAGCGTCGGTATTCCCGTTCGAAGAGCTGCAACGCTGCATGGTCGACAGCCTCGAAAAATGGGAGGACTACGCGCCATTTGCCGACCGGCCATTCGGTCACCGCCCGGTGTGGATTGGCTACGACCCGTCATTACGTGGCGACAGCGCCGGGTGCGTCGTTATTGCGCCGCCGGTCGTTGCCGGTGGCAAGTTCCGCATCCTCGAGCGCCACCAGTGGAAAGGGATGGACTTCGCCCAACAGGCCGAATCCATTCGCGAGCTCACGCAGAAATACACCGTGGAATATATCGGCATCGATGCGACCGGGCTCGGTCAGGGCGTTTTCCAGCTCGTACGGTCTTTCTACCCGGCAGCGCGTGAAATCCGCTACACGCCGGAAGTCAAAACCGCGATGGTGCTGAAAGCCAAAGACACCATTGCGCGCGGCTGTCTGGAATACGACGTCGCCGCTACCGACATCACACAGTCGTTTATGTCGATTCGCAAAACCATGACCGGCAGCGGGCGCAGTGCCACCTATGAGGCCAGCCGCACCGAGGAGGCCAGCCACGCGGATTTAGCCTGGGCAACCATGCACGTATTAATTAACGAACCGCTCAGCGCCGGCAGCGGCATGGCGGCATCTTCCATTCTGGAGTTTAACTGATGTCAAAACGAAAAAGCCGCAGGCCGCAGCAGTCAAAAGCGGTAAACCAAACTACAGCCGACGCGCCAAAAATGGAGGCGTTCACCTTCGGTGAACCCTCACCAGTGCTCGACCGCCGGGATATTCTGGATTATGTGGAATGCATCAGTAACGGCAAGTGGTACGAGCCGCCGGTGAGCTTTACGGGACTTGCCAAAAGCCTGCGCGCCGCCGTTCACCACAGCTCGCCGATTTACGTGAAGCGTAACATTCTCGCCTCCACATTCGTCCCGCACCCGCTGTTATCGCAGCAGGATTTCAGCCGCTTTGTACTGGATTTTTTAGTGTTCGGAAATGCGTTTTTAGAAAAGCGCAGAAGCGCCACAGGCCGCGCGCTGAAACTGGAAACCTCTCCGGCCAAATACACCCGGCGCGGCGTGGTCGAGGGAGATTACTGGTGGGTGCCGTCATTCATCCAGCCTCACCCCTTTGAAAACGGATCGGTGTTTCACCTGATGGAGCCGGACATTAACCAGGAAATTTACGGGATGCCGGAATACCTCAGCGCACTTAACTCGGCCTGGCTTAACGAGTCGGCGACGCTGTATCGCCGCAAGTATTACCAGAACGGCGCACACGCCGGTTACATCATGTACGTGACCGACGCCGCACAGAGCAGTACCGATGTTGAGGCGATGCGCGATGCGATGCGTAACTCAAAAGGCCTGGGGAATTTTAAAAACCTGTTTTTCTACGCACCCAGCGGAAAATCCGACGGGATCAAGATTATCCCGCTCAGCGAGGTGGCAACAAAAGACGACTTTTTTAATATCAAAAAGGTCAGCGAGGCCGATCTGTTAAGCGCGCACCGCGTACCGCCTCAGCTTATGGGGATGATGCCGAATAATACCGGCGGTTTCGGGGATGTGGTGAAAGCGGCACAGGTATTTGTGCGCAACGAGCTGACACCGTTGCAGGAGCGATTTAAAGAGATTAATGACTGGTCAGGCGAGGAGGTGATCCGCTTTCGGGACTACTCGCTGAATATTGAAGATTAACGATACCGCGCCGCCTCCGGGCGGCTTTTTTACGCCCCTTTTCTGACGCTCTCCCGCGCATTCTGCGCCCCGACTGAATGAACCCGCCCCTGTACATTACCGCACCCGAAAAAACGCGACAGCGCCGCGCGTTTACGGGAAAAAATAATAAATTAATTACACGCTCCGGCGCGCAGTGCTATCCCCGCCTCGCCTGCCCGCTTTATGGGTCGGTTTTAATGCAGTTGCATGACCACTCCGGATCCGCGCCAGCTCTGGCGGCACACGGCCAAGACGGGCAAGCCTGACGCATGCAAAACAATGCACCTGTTGCATGCACGGCTAAAAAACGGGAAATTCGCGGAGAATTGGCATAGAAAAACCGGCTTTAATGGTGCCGGTCTGGGGCGGATATTCAGGGGCAGGCTAACGCCTCGCGGGGCTCGTTGTTCAACCCCGCCAGCACTGAAAGCGAGTTTCAGCACCGGCGGCGTTTGTCATATTTAATTGTCGAGTATCGAATCGACTTCGCCCGTTCGCACGTTGACGCGTGCCGCTACGGTCTGTTTGACCACGCCACCATAAGCATTAGTGCCGCGAAAAGTTGTTTTTACAACAGCATGCGGGTCTTTATTCAAAATCAGATGGTAGACCGTTGAAACATGTTTATAAGAGGAATCATCATTCATACTGGCTTTTATCAGCTTCTCTAACGGGCGATAAGAGCCATCCCAACCGCTAAAATTACCCTGAAATGCGTCAAGGTTGATTTTATTATTCAGAGATTGTGGATCCTTCTCGAAGTCGTTGAAACACCACCCCAACACATCACCGAGCTTTAACGCATCATCTTTAGTAAAAGTGTACTCGCTCATACAGGCATAAAAGGCATCAGCAGAGCTGGCCGATACACCTTTGAAGCCAACATAGCTTTTAACGATATCGTGCCGGGTTTCTTTTGGCTCGTTGCGATATTCTTTGAGGGTTTTATCTGCGTACTCAAACGCTGGCGTAGCCGGTTCCACTTTAACCGCCGGTACGTCAGTTTTTGCCACCGGCTGACTTTTTTCAGTCGGCCATAAGATTGAGCCAATAACGCCCAGCGCCAGACAACCACCGAGATAAACCGCACTGGAGCGCTTACGGTTCGGCATTCGAACTAGCGACGGCTTGATTAACCCGACGATAAAAGCAATAAAGAGAGCCAGAGATAAAAATGCTATTACAGTATCCATGATTTTCCTTTGTGTGTAATCCCATAAAAAACAACCCCATGCTATCAAACATGGGGTCGAGGGTTGCACATTTTTTAGGTATTAACGCCAGCTCTCATCTTCCCACACTTCCTGAAGGATGCTATCCAACGCTTCGCGGTCTGAATCTTTATCGAACCCCATCAACTCGACCCCGGTCATGGATCCCTTTTTAACCGTAACGCGCGTTGACGGAAAAACAGACTGTATCCGCCTGGTCAATTCGCACTGAAAAGCATCAATTATCGGCTGTCCTATTTTTTGGTCTTTATCTAACGTGATATTTACCTTCACCTTGCTCTCCTTTGCAAAAGTCTCATCGACAGGCGGAGCGGAAAAAACAACGGAAAAATTATTGTTTTTCATTAGGTTGCCTTTTGCTATTTCCGCAATCAAATTTAAGGCAATTTCTCGGTCTCGCTCCTGACAAGTGCCCTCAGTCGTCAGACGCGCAATCATTTCGACACGCTCTATCATGACGTGCTCTCTCAACTCTCTATCCACACAACCTCCATAACGAGATACTGTATAAACATACAGTAGCACGTATTGGCAAAAGGTGTGAAGAAAAAAATCACAGTTAAATACACTGTATGTACATGATATGGATGAATATTAGCGGTTACATTTTCGTTGCCAGTTCAGCTAAAGCCGCAACACGATTAAGGATTTTCCGGGCTTTAGCCTGATGCGATGGGGCTGCGGAAAATATTTCTCCTTTGGCCGTTCCGCGTAGCCATTTGCCATCAAAACAACTTTTACCACCGGCCATCAGGTGCAGGGCTTCGCCCCGGCTGATATTAATGCCGGTTGTCAGATGTATCTCGTCGATAGTTTTCGCTATAGCTGCGTTTTGCTCATCCGTTCCGTGGATGAATTTTCGCCGTGTTGCTGGCTTTTGCTTCCTGAGTCGGTTGGTCAATTCTCGTCTTTCACGCCGACTCAGTGGTTTTGTTAAATCCAGTATCGGTGGATCGCTTTCGCTTCCCGTACAGTTATTGACAGAACTCCAAGAGGGCGCAGGAGCGCCCTTAACGTCAACGGCCAAATCAACGGCACGCTTCGGCACAATTTTCCACTGCGTTAACCGGGTTAAAATCGGGGTGCCAGCGCCGACAGCAGAGTCGTAAACACCACGGATGCAGACGGTTTCCTCACCATACTGATTAAACTCAGCGCGCGGTTCATACAGTGTGCGCACCTGCAAATCATCGCGACGGACAAACGGACCACCCTGAGCATTAACGTAACCAGCCCAGTCACCGGCGTCAGCGGCATCATGTACGGCGGCAAACTCAACGCTCAGGCCGTGCGCGGTTTCGGTATCAGCAAGGCGACGCAACTCACGGTAGACCGTCACCGGCGCACCGCCGACAAACTGGAATTGACGGATGTGCCAGCGTGCCGCCCATGCCGAAACGGCGGGGGCTGTCTCTTTCAGCAGCTCACCGCTTTCGTCATCGGTTTCACCATCAAGAGCATAGCCGTCGATGTTTTTGGAAATGTATTTAGCGACATAGCCGGTAGCGCTGCCCTTTTCCGGGTCAATGGCCTCGGCATGAAAGCGCGCCTTTTTGGCCTTATCGCTTCTCAGTTCGTGACGGTCTTCCTCCCACGCATAATCGCGAATGATGAGGCGCACGCGCTCGACGTCTTCCGGCAACATGAACATAAGCATGTGCCAGTGAGGCGTCCCGTCGTGATGAGGTTCGGCAACACGTATGCCGAAAATGCGGATTTCTTCCCGGTGTAGCTTGGCACGAATGCGCGCCCAAAGGCCGGTGAGATAGCTCTGCGTGTCCGACGGGCTGGCGCCGTTCCATTTGCTGTTACGGTAACCTGCTTTGGTGGTGGCGTGATATTTAGACGGTGCGGTCAGGGTGTAAAACTCCCCGACATAACCGAGCTCATTGCAGATGTTTTCAAACCCACGGATGCGGGTCATCAGCTCGCAGCGGCGTATCGCAGGGTTAGCGACCGAACCGTCGTATTTTTCAATCAGGCTGATGCGGTTGCCGTCTTCGTCTTCGAGATCCAGCCCCTTGAGAAAATCGCGCGTGCGGCGTTTCTGCTCACGCCAGTCGGTCACGCAGTTTTTACTCGCGTAGGCGTGTCTCTTTTTGCTGACGTTGCCAACTGCAATTTGCAGATGTTCGCGCCATGCAGCCGCAATGCGACGCAGACGACCACGCCACCACACCTCGTTAAACATGCGGGTGATAGCCGGGGCAATTTCATCCTCGCCGACATATTTCTTTGTCACCCGCTCCCAATGTGGCGGGGTAACATTGAATTGCAGGGAAATAATACCTGCGCGCATATACCAGGTGTACAGCGTTTTAAGCTCGCTAAATCCGGTGTCATCAATGTCGGCCAGTTCAGCACGAATGAAATTAGCGATATCAGCAGCCAGCAGGTCAATATCGGCGCGCGACATATCAGGGAGGCGGTTATATCTGGCGACCATATTGACCATGCGCGACGCCAGATATTGCATAAGCTGGGTATCAAAATGACCACCAAAAACAGTGGCTGATACGTTGCTTCTGATACCCGCGCACTCATATTTTTTTGCGACCAGTTCAAGACGTGGCAATGCCTTTTTGCAGAAGCTGATTAAAAAGGCATTGGCTCGTTGACTACCCTGATTTTGCTCCAGCACCGCAGCGGTGCGATAAACATCAAAGCGCACGCACTCGGGCTGGAGAGAAAGCACTTTTCTCGCATGCAGCAAAGCCGCGAACATACGGTCGCGGCGATACTGTTGGTCATAGGTAAGATATGGGCTGGCTATTGCTGACCGGGGTGCGTTCCACGGGTAAGCATAGTTAACGCTTACCCGCATAGTTCCCCCATTTGCCTACGCTGTATGCTTAGCATCACATAGCCGGGAGCCCACTCGCTAAGGTCAGTTACATGAGTCACCAGCACGTAGACAAAAGCGCCGGTAAAACCACCCTTTTTCGGGTCATATTCGCAGGTTCCATACTCGTTTAAGCAAAGTAAACCCCCTACAGCAAAAGCACGGTCAGCACGGCGAAACTCGGCTTTTTTTGTGCCATTGATGACAGCCTGAAAAAATTCAGGCCGAATTTTAAGTTGATGTGTTTTTCTCATGACGCCACCTTGATTGAGGAGGCGCACATTTCTCCGATACGCTCGATTTCAGCGGCCATTGCGTCAAGCGCGGTAATTGATGTCTGCTGAATATGATGATGAATCAACCCGGAAATAAGCTGGTTAATCTTCGGGTAATAACCGATGGTGTCGAGCCATTCCTCACCAGCTTTTTTACCTGACTTAACAACTTTCTTTTCTTTCAGGATGAATTGATACTGGTCGCTGGTAATAATCCATTTATCACCTATTTCGATTCGAATGCTCATTTACACGCCCCTGTAGTGTTTTGATTTGAGCTCGGCGATTTGCTGGCAGGTCACGCAAAAGGCCACACCCGGAATCGCAATGCGGCGAGCTTCCGGGATTGGTGCGTCACATTCCTCGCAAAGAAAACGGGAAGGTGCAGCGATACGGCTGCGCGCGTTGCTGATGTGGCGTTCACGGTCTTCCTGCTCGCGCAGTTGTGCTAAATCCATCGCGTCGGCCATTAGTGCAGCTCCTGTGATTCATTCTCAAAGCGGGTAGCTTCACGGCGCAGCAGTTCGGCAGCTTCGGTGCCGCTCATACCCTCTTTGGTGATGTGGATAGCCAGCGCCTCAAGGCGGATGGAAACTGCAAGCGCGCGGTCTTTACGCTCTTCTTTTTTTGCATCGGTCAGCAATACGGCCAGCGCATCACTATCAGTGTTAAAACTACGGATTTCGGTATTACGCATAATTAACTCTCCTAATTTCGGGCAATAAGAAGCCCGGCGGGTTTACGCCATTAAATTTCTTTTTTGATTAATTCGGCATGGTTAGCCGTTTGGGAAATAAACTCACCACTGCACGAAAATGATTCATCGCTGTAATAAGCGCCTTTTTCTCGTCAGTAGTCAGCTCACTTAATTCGAGCTCATGACGAGCCGCCGGTATTTTTGCCAGAAAGAAAATAGCGGCCAGCGCCCGATTATTTTCCTCAAATTGTGGGTCACGTTTATCGCGCATATCATCGACAAAGCGCTCAACCTCTTTCCAGCTATCGCCCCAATATCTCGCGCGCAATTCAGCCACATGATTGAGACCGGCCAGACGCTCACCCGCTTTTAGCGGAACAGTCGCGGAAACAGCTTCGATAGCCATGATTCCCCCTGCTTTTGAGTAGAGAGCCCAGCCAGTAAATCAGCCTGTGAGCGGCTCGGGTGCCAGCGCTTGCCGTCCTTACCTGCGATCCAGCCGTGGCCGTAGTGCATGCCGGGGCTTTGCTTAACGAGCAGAGACGCAAATGATGGTTCACTTTTCAGCATACGCACCTCAAATCAGCCCGAAGGATGCGCCAATACCGCTCATGGTGTCGACCACACTCGACATGGCGGGATTAGTCTGCAGACGCGCATGCAACGCCAGCGCTGACAATGACAACATACGAATACCAGCGTTAACGCTCTCAATCATGTTGTGCTTACGGGCTGAGGTCAGGTGCTCATCAGAGACCGCACCGCTCGCCAGCTCGCCGAGCTCACTCATTGCGCGCATGACATAAGACTGCAATTTGTCTTTTGCCAGCTCATTAACTGGCACGCATGGCAGGCAATGAATCTGCGCCAGAAAACCATCAACGAGGGTTGAATCTTCGGTCAGGTCAGTCAGCAGCCACAATTCAGGCGGCGTGAACTGGTGAGGCTGTTCCGGGTTAAGCTTGTTACGTAACGTCTGAACATTCATACCCGCACGCTCGGCCAGCTTCGCCATGTTGTGACGCTGCGCAAAAGCCCGGCACGCTTCGTCATAGTGGGGATGTTTGGAAATCTGAAAATCAAACATGTTGAGCCCTCAAAATTCACATAAAGTGAATTACGCACCAATAACGAGTTGAAAACGGGAATGACCCAATGCCTTACGCATTTGTTCCTCTTTCCAGCGGGCGTAGTAGATACGAACTTGACCGCCAGCACGTTTACAGCCCTTACGGATAACGCGAGGTTCGATAGGTAAACGCGGGTTATCTCCGGTAGTCCAGCGGCGCGCAGTGCGATATGACACCCCCTCAAGTTCTGCAAACTGTTGCAGGGTGACGATGGGTGCAGGCACTTTGATGATTGCGATTTCAGAAGCCATGTTGCATGATTCCCTATTTGCCAAAGATTGCAATTAAAGGGCCACCGTTTGCCAACATAGGGCCATCAATTGCGTAGGTTTAGCCAAAATATACTTCCCAATTGAGAAGTAGTAAATAGGTTTTATCGATATGAGAATAGATTCTTTAGGATGGAGCAACGTTGATGTACTGGATCGCATCTGCGAGGCTTACGGGTTTTCACAGAAAATTCAACTAGCTAACCATTTCGATATTGCATCGAGCTCCCTCTCTAACAGATATACCCGAGGCGCTATTTCGTATGACTTTGCGGCACACTGCGCTCTTGAAACAGGGGCCAATCTGCAGTGGTTACTTACAGGAGAAGGGCAACCGTTCACATCTTCTGCGTCAGCCGAGGACACAATGAGCATTGAGTCATTCACATTAAGTGAAGAAATACTCAAAAGTGATGGTTCTATTACAGTCGACGCTCATTTTTTCACAAAGCCGCTTACAGATGCGATGGCTATAAGAACAGAAGGAAAACTCCATTTCATTGATAAGCAGGCCTCACTCTCTGATGGCCTTTGGCTGGTCGATATAGAGGGTGGAATTAGTATTCGAGAGCTAACAAAACTCCCGGGTAGAAAATTGCACGTTACTGGTGGAAAGGTTCCTTTTGAGTGCGGCATTGATGACATAAAGACGCTGGGTAGAGTGGTAGGTGTGTACAGCGAGGTTAATTGATGACTGTCCGTAAAAACCCTGCTGGAGGTTGGATTTGCGAGCTTTATCCTAACGGGGCAAAAGGCAAACGCATCAGAAAAAAATTCGCCACCAAAGGTGAGGCGCTGGCCTTTGAACAATACACCGTACAAAATCCGTGGCAGGAGGAAAAGGAAGACAGGCGAACGCTAAAAGAATTGGTCGACGCATGGTATAGCGCTCATGGCATTACCCTGAGAGACGGACTAAAGCGTCAGCTAGCTATGCACCATGCCTTTGAGTGTATGGGCGAACCACTCGCACGCGATTTCGATGCCCAGATGTTTTCCCGCTACCGGGAAAAGCGGCTAAAGGGTGAGCATGCCCGGTCAAATAGGGTTAAAGAGGTTTCCCCCCGCACGCTTAATCTTGAACTCGCTTACTTCCGCGCGGTGTTCAATGAGTTAAATCGCCTTGGAGAATGGAAGGGTGAAAATCCGCTAAAAAATATGCGCCCTTTCCGTACTGAAGAAATGGAAATGGCCTGGTTAACTCACGACCAAATTACGCAACTGCTCGGAGAGTGCAAACGCCATGACCACCCTGATTTAGAAACAGTGGTGAGAATCTGTCTCGCCACTGGCGCCCGATGGTCAGAAGCTGAGAGCCTGAAAAAAAGCCAGCTCGCGAAATACAAAATCACGTACACCAACACAAAAGGCAGAAAAAACCGCACAGTTCCCATCAGTAAAGAGCTTTATAACTCCCTACCTGAAGACAAAAAAGGCCGACTGTTTAGTGATTGTTATGGGGCGTTTAGGTCTGCTCTGGAAAGGACAGGCATCGAATTACCGGCCGGGCAACTTACCCACGTTTTACGGCATACCTTCGCCAGCCATTTTATGATGAATGGTGGTAATATTCTGGTCTTGCAGCGCGTGCTTGGTCATACCGACATAAAAATGACGATGCGATATGCGCACTTTGCCCCTGACCATTTAGAGGATGCCGTTAAACTTAATCCACTGGCGATGAGTGGCGATAAAGTGGCGGTAGAAATGGCTCAAACTGGCCCTTAGTTGGTCAAGAGTGGCCCTTTATGTCCATGATTTATAAAGCAACCTATTGATTTTCGGTTGTTCTGGTAGGAACTCATAATCGCTTGGTCGTTGGTTCAAACCCAACAGGGGCCACCAAATAAAACAAGGAGTTAGATGAGAAATCGTCTGACTCCTTTTTCTTTGGGCGCGAATTGGGTCAGGTAATGGGTCAGGTAAAGTTTCAGAATCATTATCTGTACCAATCAGACTCTGCCTGCTTCTGAGCCAAATTCTTTTTGTATCTTTTAGCTAAAAAACGAGAAAATCGAATGGATATAAACTCAATGTTCATGGTTGACGGCTCTTCCCTTCTGGGACCAACCCATTGCGACCATAATTTTCGCATAGGGGCTGGTTTAGGCCGTGATGAGCATCATCGTTCTTCGGTTAAGAATAGTCGTCACAAATCCTACAAAAATGAGAACGACTTTTTTCAATCTTTTGTTGATGCAGGGAGAACCGGCGGGCTTGCCTCGAAAAATCGTGCAAGATTTCGCTTAAGCTTAATCTGTCGTCTGGTTCGCGAAGTTCTATATCGGCAACCATTAGAATTTAAGCTATCTGCTTCAGAGGTTGCATATGAGATACATGACGATTTTGCCTCCGAAGTGAGAGCGCACGTGGAAATCTATGGCAACGAAAACACTTTCGGTGCTCGTGATAAAAAAATACATATGCCTTTTTTAGAACTCATAACGCGGGAAATTCGGAAACAAGTCAAAAAAGGATATGAGCTGATTAAATCTAAAGCAGAAAAGTTTTACCCAGCCCCTGGGTACGTACCGGCATAATCAGAAGCACTTCAAAATGCTCATCACCAACTAAATCCTACGGAGGATGGGCATGAACATTAACAATCATACGAAACAAGAAATTCTCTCTTTTTACGGTTTTGAAACTGATCGCTTAGTCAGGGAAAGTGAACGCCATAAAATTACAGCAATCTCTCGCTCTCAGGCATGGAAGCTGGAAAGAGATGGCCGATTTCCCCCACGTAAAAAACTAGGCAACAGTAGTTGCGCTTGGTTACTATCGGATTTATTGCTCTGGTGCAACCAGCGTTAAGGGATAGTGAAAGATGCCTATTCCTACCTGCACAGATCTAACACCAGTATCGCTCATTCGATATCATGGTAAATGTGATGTATGCCACCACCTTAGAATTAGCCACTCAACACTTGATCGCTGGATCAGAAAGGGTGATTTCCCCCCACCGCTGAAAGTAGGGAGAAAGGTTGTCGGATGGCCTCCAGAATTAATGATATGTATTAAGTATTAGTCAGAAGCGAATAAGTTAAGGTAACTCGGCAGGTATATGACCTGTCGATTTCGCTCGCCCTGATGATGAACCAATATTTCATTATTTTCGGTAAGACAATAAGTCGTCAGACCGTGTAACGTCATAAGCCAAAGTTAACACGCACTCAGGATTATTTATAATATATGGCTAGTATCAACTCAGCAGGAATTTTTCAGGTATCACGGAAAAAGCTCGGTTATTTTTTGCATCAGAATTATGCATTGCCGGTATATGAATGGTCACAATACATGATCCGTCCTGAGCCAAAAATCATGCGAAGTATTCTGGATACAGTGTTGGAAATGTTTAGTCGTTCAACTAAAGTGCTGGTGGTTCGTTTCGACTTGCATGTCAAAGAGCATAGTGAAACAAACCTTATCCTGAGCAATTTTAGTAAGATGCTAACTAAAACCTTGTATAAGAATTACGCCAAAACTTGGTTTCATCTGATATGGGTACGTGAGCATGGCCACAGTCCATGTCAGCACTATCATTGCGTATTGCTAGCGAATGGGCACAAAATTAATCATCCTGGAAAAGTAAATAAATTAATGGCAATGTGCTGGCATGAAGTTTCAAGGGGAACATTCAGCCTGCCAGCAAACTGCTATTATCTTTGGCAGCTTGGTAATAACAAACTGTTCGGACAGATTATCTATCGGTTGAGCTACCTGGCTAAGAATACGACCAAAAAGCGTTTTAACATTTATACCAAAAGGCATGGAAATCGACGAATTTCAGGAGGTCAACAAAAGCAAAAGAAGTCATTAACTCAACTACTACCAACGATCAATTAA